AAATAAAAGATATTTATGATAAAACAAAACATTAAAATTAATAATATCACTTAAAAAGTAAAAAAATATGGCAACAAAAGTGTTCGTAAGTCCAGGTGTTTACACCTCAGAAAAAGACTTATCTTTTATTACTCGTCAAATCGGTGTTACAACTCTTGGGTTAGTTGGTGAGACTACTATTGGTCCAGCATTTCAACCTATCTTTGTTAGCAACTATGGCGAATTCCAATCTTTCTTTGGTGGGCAAAATGCTACTAAAGTAAAAGATAACGGAGCACCAAAATATGAATTACCTTACATCGCTAAATCTTATTTAAGCCAATCTAACCAATTATTTGTAACTAGAATATTAGGTTTATCAGGTTATAATGCAGGTCCAGCTTGGGGTATTACCTTACAAGGTGCTTTAGACCCAGACACTGTAATGGTAACATCTTCTGGTAATACTTATAATCCTCTTTTAACTTATACCGCAACAACTGGTGGTACTTTAGTTAATGTTATATCACCAGTTCCTTTAATTCAAGAATTTTATGATAATGGTGAATACGTTGAATCTTTAGGGTTCTTAGGTTATGTAACAAATACTGGTTCAACTGGAACCGTTGGTGTTTCATATAAGAAAACAGGTTCTTCATTTAGTGGTATATCATTTAGTTTATATATTAGTAATACTGGTACAACAACTGGTGGTACAACAACATACATTACTGGTACAACAACTGGTGTGACAACAACTTATTCTGGTTTAGCATATTCTGATGTTGAAAATAAAATAATTGCTTTGTTACGTTCTAGAGGTACACTAAACACTATTACTCAATTACCTAATTTTGAGGTAAGTGCAGCAACTGGTAATTTAACTTTTGACCAAACATATAATGATGCTGATACTAGTGCAGCTGGAGATTTTGCTTTAACAGGTGTTTCAAACACTCAAGGAGCATTTAGTTATGTATTATCTTTTGATAGAACAAAACAAAACTATATAACAAGAGTATTAGGTAGAGGTGCTCAAGAGGGTACAACAGCTATCTTTGTTGAGGAGTTTTACAGAAATATGTTTACGGATTTAAACGCTAACGATAAAATATATGGTATAAACTTAAGTTTAACCGAATATGGTGGACAAAGCAGTGATTTGTATGTGTTCAATGATTATCTTCAAGAATATCAACCAGCGGTTACACCTTATGTTGTTTCTGAATTACGTGGTACTAACTTATTTAGATTGTTCAGATTCTGGACTATATCTGATGGTAATGCTGCTAACGAACAATTTAAAATGTCTATTAGAAACATAAACTTAGATTCTGGTGAATTTGATGTTGTTATTAGAGGATTCTACGATACAGATGCTCAACCAACTGTATTGGAAACATTTAGTCGTGTAACTATGGACCCAAATTCTAATAACTACATTGCTAGAAGAATTGGTACTTTAGACGGTGAATATCCTTCTAAATCAACTTACGTTCTTATTGAAATGGATACTGAGTCTAATACTAGTGATATGGTTCCAGCTGGTTTTATTGGTTATCCAATTAGAGATTACCAAGAAGATGGAAACACAACCGTTGTTGACCCAAATATTGAATACAAAAGAACTTACGGTGCTTTTGAGAATAAACGTAAATCTTTCTTAGGTTTATCTGATACTGTTGGTATTGATTCTGATTTCTTTGATTATAAAGGTGCTCCAATAGGTCAAACATATGATTTATGGACTGGTATGACAAAAGGTTTCCACATGGATGTAAATGCCACTGGTGCTACAATTGATAACGTATTTGTTGTAATAAATATTAGTGGTGATACTTACAGTCCAATATTCTTATTTGATACTGGTAATGCTGCATTCAACGCTACCGCTGTTGCTGATACGGATAACCCATATAATAAGATATTTGCTCGTAAATTTACATTCGCACCATATGGTGGTTTTGATGGATGGGATGTTTACAGAAGTAGAAGAAGTAATTTAGATTCATTCTTAATAAATGGTTCTAATGGTGTTAAAGGTTTAACTTCTGGTGCGTTTGTTAACAGAACTCTTTCTAATGGTGATTTAGGTATTAACTCTGATTACTACGCTTATTTAGAGGCTATATGGACATTTAGAAACCCAGAAGCTGTTAACGTTAACGTATTCGCAACGCCAGGTATAGATGTATTCGATAACAGTAACTTAATTGAGGCTGCTATTGAAATGGTTGAAACTGATAGAGCTGACTCACTTTATATATTAACAACACCTGATACAAATGCTGGTGGTGAGGTTATGTCGGCTGAAGAAATTTCAGATTACTATTCAGATGGTTCATTCGATAGTAATTACTCTTGTACATACTGGCCATGGATTCAAGTAAACGATACTGAAAATAACGTTTACATCTGGATGCCACCTACAAGAGATGTAGTAAGAAACATCGGGTTGACCGACAACATAGCATTCCCATGGTTCGCAGTTGCTGGTATCCAAAGAGGTGATGTTGATTGTATTCAAGCTCGTAAAAAACTTACTCTAGCTGATAGAGACGCATTATACGAGAATAGAGTTAATCCAATTGCAACTTTCACATCAGATGGTGTTAAAATCTGGGGTAATAAAACTCTTCAAGTTAAAGAATCTGCTCTTGACAGAATCAATGTTAGAAGACTATTGTTACAAGCTAGAAAACTTATCTCTGCTGTGTCTATCAGATTGTTATTCGAACAAAATGATAGTGTTGTAAGAAATCAATTCTTATCATTGGTTAACCCAATCTTAGATAACATTAGAGCAGAAAGAGGTCTTACAGACTTTAGAGTGGTTCTTTCAAATGACCCAGAAGATATCGACAGAAATCAACTTACAGGTCAAATATTCTTGAAACCAACTAGAGCGTTAGAGTTCATCCAGTTAGAGTTCGTAATCATGAACACTGGTGCATCTTTCGATAACATCTAATAAAAAATAAACAAAACAAAAAGGCTTCCTTACTGGGGGCTTTTTTTGTTTTATATGATATTTATGTTAAAAGATTATTATGAAAATTAGAATTACTGAGTCACAATACAATAGATTATTCTTAAAAGAAGAAAAAGAAATTAATTTCAATTACGATGTTGATACTGTTCTAGGTTTTGCAAAATTAATTGATTTACCTCTTAAAGGACAAAATGAATTTTTGGCAAATAAAGCATTGAAAAATAAAGAAGTTTTATCAAAAATATATTCTATAATGAATAGTGTTGAAAAGAAAGAAGAAATTATTGATGATTTGATTAATAAGGGTATGAAAAACCCAGATAAAAAAATAATTTCTAATATTGATAAAATAATTACTAAATTTAATGAATGTTCTAAGGATTGTGGGTTTGATAAAACCTTAGAATTAACCAAAGTAATGAATAAAATTTTGAGAAAAAAAGACTAAACAACGTGTTTTTACACACTTAAAGATATTTATATATAAAACTCTATAATATGGGAAAAAAATTAATATTAACAGAACAACAGCATAATTTAATCGTTAATCAAATTCTTAAAGAAACGGTTGAAAAATTAGATGAATTAGAAGCTAAAGGTTCTTTAGATGAAGGTTTTTGGGATACTATCAAATATGGTTTATCTAAATTAGGTAGATATAAAGCTGGTGGTAAAATAATGGGTAAAGGTAAAGTTGACCAAGAATACGCTAGAAAAATACAGCAAATTATTGATAAAGAGGGTAATGATATGATTAAGCAGTTAGATGCTAAGATTAGAGAAGCTAACCCAGAATTTCCAAATAGTAAAGACCCACAACAATTCTTAACAACAGTAATGGAAATTGCAGCTGTTTATGATTCAGTTGTTGCTGCTACACAGAAACAACCTGAAGACGCAGGTTATATGCCAATTGATGCCGCTAATGGTATTATAAATGATTTAAGAGAATACGCAAAAAAATTCTTAGATGTTGATTTGGCTGCTGTTTATAGTGGTTTTAATGAAGCTGAAGATATAACTGGTGAAAATGTAATGTCAGAAGAATATCAATTATCTGAAGGTCAAATGTGTGAAATTGATGAGGCTTTTGGTTTAACTGAAGCTGACCCTTTAGATGCTGCTGATGTTAGAGCTGGTTTACAAGCCAAAAGAGGTGGTGGTGAAGATTTTGCTAGTGATAGAATGGACACACTTAAATCTAATAAATTACCGTTAATTTTAGCTGGTGTAGGTGCTTCGTTAGGTGCTTTAGGTTGGATTGCTCAAACTGATTGGTTTAGAACATGGTTAGAGTCATTATTAGGTAGCACTAAAGTTATTACAAATACGAGCAGTATTATAAAAGATGTTAGTGGTGGTGTTCCTGATAAACAAGGTTTTATTCATTGGGCTAGTGATATATTTGGTAAAGATATTAAAAGTGGTGCTGAAATGCAACAATTTATTAACAAATTTGGTGCTGAGAATGTTAGTCACATGTTTGATGGTAACGGTGGTGGTGATTCAATGGGTCAAATGCAAAAGTTACAACAACTAATTAGTTCTGACCCTAGTGCTAGTATGGGTGATATATTTAACAAGACTGACCAAACTTTTGGTAGCATGAGTGGTGGTCAAAATTTATTTGGTATATCTAAAGCTGCTTCATTCTTTGCTACAACCGTAACAAAACAAATAACAAAAACTGTAGTTAAGGGTGCTGGTACTGTTGCAGCTGCTAAAATAGCTGGTTTAGGTGCTATTCTTAGTGGTGTTGGTATTGCTTTATTAGCTACTGGAGCTGTTGTTAAGTTGGTTAGAATGAAAGGTCAGAAATCATCTAGAGCCGCTACACTTAATACTTTATATCAATCTATGCGTAATTTAGAAGGTGGTGTTGGTATAGTTGAACCTACTGGAGATACTGATGGTGGAACACAAGATAGTGAAACACAAGATGGTGGAACAGGACAAGGTGGTGAACAAACTGGTGGTGCTGAAAAAACAAAAACAAATTTATATAACAATCTTAAGAATTTATTCCAATTCATTGTAAATAATAAAAATACAATGGGAACTAAAACTCAATATAATACAGGTACTGGTGGTGCTGGCGCTCAAGCTCCTTTAGCAGAAGCTAAATACATCACAGATAAGAGAGTTATTCAATACATAACAAAATCATTACCATTTGATAAATTAAAGAATTTTGAAAATTTATTAACTAGAATTGAAATAATAAGAAATTCTTTGAAAAAGATGGGTGGTAGCACTGGAGATAAAGCATTAGACGGATTTTTAAAACAATTAGATTCTAATCCAATTATGCTTACAAATTTTGAACAATTAACAAAAGTTGACCCTAATAACGCTCAAGAAGTAAATCAATTATTAGCATTTATAAAAGAAACATTATTGTCGGTATATTCTGGTGATTATAAAATTGGTAACATGGTTGATAAAATGTCTACTTTAGGTGGTGGAAACATTAATAAACTTAGTGAGGATGAATTAGAAGAAGTTGCTGGTTATTCAGCAGCAGAACCAAACAAATCTTTTGCTAAGGATGCTCAAAGTAGAACAACATTTAAAAAGAATTTGGTTAAATTTTTGTCTACTATAATGAATGTGTTCCAATACTTACATAAATCACAAGGTGGTAATATAGCTAAAAAAGATACTTCTAACAAATATACACCACCACCAGCTAGACAAAAACAAGCACCAGCTGCTGCTCCAGCACAACAATCTGGTCAAAGTTCACCAACTGGTCAAAATGTTGTTCCAGAAAACATAGACCCTAAGTTGATGGAAGAAATAAAAAGAATTAAAAAAATTATGTTAAGTTAAATAAAAAAATGGCCGATATTAATCGGTCATTTTCATTTTAAAACACATACTACCACAATCATATATTCTATATAATTTTCTTTCTAACATTATATCATGTTCTGTTTTATTTTTATCAAAACCTTCTTTTACTAATATATCCTTTCTATAGTTAAATCTATTTTCTCTTTTATCGTTAACCAAATAAAAATAATTTGGTTTTGTGTTATGTGAAAAAATAAAATTTAATTTATTATATAAATCACCTTGTGACCATCTTCTGTCAGCGTAACTAATTATTTCTTTTGGTTTATAATGTTTAATAAAATATTTAAGTAATTTATCAGCACCACCAATTATTATATAATTAGATAAATTACAGAATCTAAATAATTCATGAATATTTTCATTTGATTTATTTCCTAGATTTTTTCTTAAACCACCAAATGTCATCAAACCAATTAATATGTTATTATAATACAAACCTAATCTAACTTTAGAGTTAACGTTGCCTTGTATATGGTTATTTTCTAAAAATATTTTAGCTTCTTTAGGTATAACTTCTTTTATAAAACATTTTCTACCATATACTTTATTTGGTGTTAGACCTAACATATTTTTTAATCTAGATTTAACTATTTCTTTTTTAAATAACCACTCATCTTCAAATATATGAATTAACCTAATATTTTTACTTTGACATAATTCAGTTTTATTTAAATGATAATTTTTATCTTTATAAACTTCAGAATGCCAATATAAACCATCAAACTCAATAGCTAAATTATGTGATGGTATAAATATATCTAATTCTAAAGGTGATATTATTTGTTTTGAATTTTCTATAATATTTATGTTTAACGATTTAATAAATTCTTTTATTTCGTCTTCCATTTTATTATAAGCTAAACCACATTTTGGACAACCTTTTCCATTTAAATGGTCGTTGGGTATTTGTTCAAAAACACCATGTTCTTCACACTTTATTATGACTTTAGTTTTTGAATTTATATATTCTGTTTCAGAATAATCGTATTTATTATGTAAGATACACGCTTTATATATAAATTCTTTAGTTGTTAAGTATCTATCTTTTTCTTTACATTTTGGACAATTTTGTTTGTAATGGTTATTTGGTAATACACTAAAAACACCATGTTCTTTACATATAACATCTACTTTTTTTGAAGAATCTGCATATTCCGTTAAAGAATAATCATATTTATCACCATGAATTTCTTTTGATTTTTGAACAAAATAGTCTGTGTTAACTTTAGGGTTTCTAGTACATTCATTACAAGAAATTTTACCTCTTAAATGTTCAGACGGCGCTTGATAAAAAAATAAATTATGTTTATTACACTTTATTTTTATTTTTTTTGTAGAATCAATATAATTAATTTCTTCATAATTAAATTTATTACAAAATTTAATTGTAGCTTTATTTATAAATTTTTCTTTTTTATCCATTTTTTTTTAAGTTTTAGATATTTATTAGTAAATAACATAATAGTATACAAATATACTAATAAATATTATAAAAAACAAGAAACTATGGCTGATTTATTAATGAAAATGCCCTTACCATACGAGCCTAAGAAAAAGAATCGTTGGTTAATTACATTCCCTGCTGATTTAGGTATCCAACAATGGTGGTTATCTTCAGCTTCTAGACCTTCAATAACACAAAATGAAGTTGAAATCCCTTTCTTAAATACATCTACGTGGGTTATTGGTAGATTTACATGGGAATCGATTGACGTTACTTTCCGTGACCCAATTGGTCCTTCTGCAACTCAAGCTATTATGGAGTGGGTTCGTCTTCATTCTGAATCAATCACTGGTCGTCAAGGTTATGCTGCTGGTTATAAAAGACCAGTTGAGCTTGAAATGCTTGACCCAACAGGTGTTGTTGTTGAAAAATGGTTATTAGACGGAACTATGCTTACAAATGTTGGATTTGGTGACTTATCATTCGAGGATGACGGTATCGCTGAGATTACAGCAACTCTTAGATTTGATAGAGCTATCTTATTATTCTAAGATTTGTTTATACAAAAAATAAAAGCCTCTTTTATAGGGGCTTTTTTATTTACAAAAAAATTTGATTTGTTATATTTATTTATAAAGAGTTTTAAAATGAATAAAAACACAAAAAAACAAAAAGTAGTTTTAAGTGGTGATACTATAGAAATTAAACATTTAAACGGTGTAAAGTCTTATTTGACAAAAACCCAACCTATTGGAAATAATTTAAAAGAAACAAAATATAGTGAAGGTGAATTTTCTTCATCTATAAATGATTTTTTAGCTAAAAAGAAAAATGAGATTCCTTTGTATGACCCACAAACAGGTGAACCAAACCCGAATTATGAAAAATTAACTGGTAAAAAAAATCCATTGTTAAGTACACCTAAAATGTTAAACCCACAAATTAAAGAATGTAAACTAAAAAATAGATTTTTAGTTCATTTACCTAAGGAACTCGGAATTGATGTGTGGGATGTTAAATTTGTAAACAAACCTACAATTATTTTAAACCCTAAAAAGTTTTTAGGTTTAACATATTCTTATGAAAAAATTTATTCTCCATTATCAATAGAAATTAACGATACAATACAAAATAAAAATAAAAATTTATTAAAATTTTTAGAAGATAAACAAAAATTTTCATTTTATATTGAAGACTTGGACCCTACTGGTGTTGTAATAGATAGATTTTATTTTTACGATTGTACAATAGATTATCTTAGTTTTGGTGATTTAGATTACAAATCTAACGAAATAAATAATATAATGCTATCAGTTGTTATTGGTAGATTAGAAATAAAATAAATAAATTATGTCAGAAATTAAACCAAGTGTTTTTCCAAACAATCAACCACAGAAAAACAAAACTTTAACCGAAGCTGAAAAAATTGAAGCTTATGAAGCTGAAAAAATAGCGGTTACTAATGAGATATACAATTCTCAAACACAATCAGATACCCCTTATGAACATATGTCAGCTGTTGAACAGATGAGAGTTAGAACTGAAGCACAATTAAGGCAAAAACAAGAAATGGGTGTTGTTAAAGAACCTTACTTATCAGAAAAAACTTCAACAGTTAATTATCAAGAGCAACAAAAAAACAATGAATATAATGAGCAAATGAGGCTTAGAGATGAGCAACTTAAAAAAAATATAGAACAGACTGATAATTATCAACGTATGTCTAGAGAAGCTATGGATAGAAATAAAGAATATTATGAACAAAAAACAATGGAAACAAAACCAAATTATCAACCACAACCTAGTAGTCCAGCTATGACTACTAATCCTACTCAGGTTTTAATACAAAAACCTGCTGTTGACCCTTACATTATAGAATTGAGTCAACCTAATTATAACGCACCATTTGATGTTGTGCCATTACCATCTAAGGGTAAATTATATAGAGGTAAAAAAGCTAACATTAAATTAGCATATATGACTACGGCAGATGAAAATATTCTTACTAGCCCAAACTTATTAAAGAATGGTGAGTTCTTAGAAATTCTTATCAATAGAAAATTATTAGAACCTGAATTGAGATATAGTGATTTGTTGCCTGGGGATAGAAACGCCATCATGCTTTGGCTTAGAGCAACGGCTTATGGTGAGATGTATCCAGTAACTTTATATGATGAAAAAGATGAACCATTTGATGTTGAAATTAATTTAAATGAATTAAAAACAATTGAATTAAATGTTGAGCCTGATAGTGATGGTTTATTTTCTTTTGTTATGCCTATTAGTAAAGCTAATGTTAGATTTAAACTATTAACATGTGGCGATATTGATAATATTGAAAAGATTTTGGAACATGAAAAAGAAATTAATATCCCAGTTAATAACGCTAGTACTTATAAATTAGAAAATATGATTGTTGAATTTAATGGTGAAACCAATAAAACAATGATTAGAGATTTTGTAAATTATATGAGAGTTGGTGATTCTAAAGCTTTTAATAAGTATGTGGATTCAATTGACGCTGGTGTTGATTTAAATATTGAGGTTGGGACTCCTGGGGGTGGGTCCATTAAAACCTTTCTTCCTCTTAACCTCGGATTTTTTTGGCCTGACGTCAGAATATAAACCAGTCGTATTGGAAGAGGCTTT